CCAGTAGCGCTCTATTTACAAATTCTACAAGTGCTCAAGTAAATAGTTATGGTGTTACATTTAACTCAAACGGAGTTTCTTTAGGACAGAGTGAGCCTGAACATAATTCTAATGGTGAAACCTACGTCTCATGGACATTCCGCAAGCAACCAAAGTTCTTTGATGTTGTGACTTGGACAGGCACAGGTTCTAACAGGACAATTGCTCACAATTTAGGTTCAGTTCCAGGGTGCATTATTGTTAAACGAACAAACACAACTGGTGATTGGATGATATATCACCGAAGTATTGCAAATACACAATATTACAACTTTGCTTACACAGGAACGCCAACAACAGATTCAACAGTTTGGAACAGCACAACAGCAACATCAAGCGTGTTTAGCCTTGGTACAAATTCAAATGTTAATGCTTCTGGTAGCACTTATGTGGCGTATGTCTTTGCACATGACGCAGGAGGTTTTGGTTTAACTGGAACAGACAATGTAATTACTTGCGGTAGTTTTACTACTGATGGCTCAGGAAACGCTACTGTTAATTTAGGGTATGAACCACAATTTGTAATGTTGCAAAGACAAGACGATGATTGGTTTATGAACGATAGTATGAGAGGTATGCCAGCTCCTCCATCTGGAACTGGAACTAATGCTAATTTACTTCCAAATAGTTCTAATGCTGAAAGCATAAATGGTAGAGACACTTCTCCAACTTCTACAGGGTTTGTTGCTAGGATGGGTAGCGCAAGTAAATTTTGCATCTACATAGCCATTCGTAGAGGCCCAATGAAAGTGCCTACAAGTGGGACTAGTGTGTTTAGCACATCAATATCATCAGCCGATACGGGCGTCATTACTTCTGGTTTTGTAACTGACATGGTGATGACGTTGGATAGAACGGCAAGTGGTGTTGCGCCTTACGACAGGGCAGTACTAGATAGATTGCGTGGTAATTTTAAAAATTCATCAACAGCAACAACTGCCGCAGAGGTAAGCAATACAAGCACAGTTTCATTCCAACAAAATAACGGAATATATTTAAACGGTGGCGGTGTATACGCAAATGGCTATGTGTATGAGCAGTTCCAACGTGCCCCTAGCTTCTTTGATGTGGTTTGCTATACAGGGACAAGTGCAGTAAGAACAATAAATCATAATTTAGGGGTAGTGCCTGAGTTGATGATTGTTAAATGCCGTTCTGCTGTTGGTTTTTGGGTTGTGTATTCGCAAGCTATAGGAAATACAGATTATCTTTATTTAGACGGAACAGGCTCAACAGCATCTTTTTTGGGGTATTGGAATAACACCACTCCGACAGCAAGTGTATTTACACTAGGCACAGGCAATGGTGATGACACAAACGAAACTGCTCAAAGATACGTAGCCTACCTGTTTGCCACTTGCGCTGGTGTTTCCAAAGTAACAAGTTTTACAGGAAATGGTAGCTCACAGACTATTAACTGTGGTTTTACTGCTGGTAGCCGCTTCGTCATGATAAAGCGCACCGACTCCACAGGAGATTGGTATGTGTGGGATTCTGCTAGGGGTATTGTTAGTGGGAACGACCCACACCTTAGCTTAAACAGTACAGCAGCAGAAGTCACTACAGACGATACAATTGATACAGATTCAACAGGGTTTATTGTTAATCAAGTATCAGCAACAAACTCTAATGTCAACGGGGCCAGCTACATAGTGCTTGCGATTGCCTGATGGAATACATATACATCATTGAAAACAGTAAGACGGGCAAGTTCTACATTTGTAGGACTAATGACCCGTCTGCTAGGAAGCGTTGCCATTTGTCTGAGTTAAGACGAGGTGTGCATGGAAACCCTAGACTGCAAGCATCTTTTAATAAACACGGAGAAGATGCTTTTGAGTTCAAAGTAGTAGATTCTGCAACTCCTGAAATGATTACTGCTAAAGAAGCTGAATGGTTTTCTGCTTTTGATGAAAATAAAAATTATTTGTATAACTGCCATTTTGAAACTTATGGTGGGCCAAAAATATGGAAGCCGCACACACCAGAATCAAAGCTAAAGATTTCTGAAGCTATTAAAGACGGCACAAGAAAGTTTATTTTTGACATTCTTGATGAACGATACGCTGGTGCATCCATAAGGTCTTTAGCAAAGAAATATAACGTAGGTGCTAATACTTTATTGGACTACACGCCTGAATGGGAAAAGTTGCGTGGTTTGACAATGCCAAAAAGTGTTCAATCTGAGCAAACTCGTAAAAGAGTTGAAGTGTTTGTAGCGGCTTTTGAGTTTTATGGACACGATGCTTTGCGCAATCTTAATAAATTTAAGATAACTAGGAATTCGCTTAAAAAGTACTTGCCTGAATTTGGCATGACATTTGAGCAAGTGTTAATCAGGACATAAGGAATCACAATGCAAATCAGAACACAAACAGGACAAGTCATGTACGAAGCAGAATTTCGTGCATACACAAAAGCCAATGGAGGCCCATCATGGGAGACAACAACAACTGAAGTCTTAGAGGCTTTGGGTGCTGATGTAGTCTTTGAAGGCCCACAAGCAACAGGTGGAACTGTTTACCAATACTCTCAAGCACAAGGTGTTGAGCAAGTTGATGGTAAGTGGTACACAAAGTATGTGTTAGGCCCTATCTTCATTGACCAAGTGGTAGATGGTGTAACTACTACTGCTGCTGAACTAGAAGCTACTTATAAGGCTCAGAAGGATGCTGAACAGGCTAAGAGTGTTCGTGCTAGTCGTGATGCTAAGTTAGCTGAGTGTGACTGGACACAAGTAGCTGATGCCCCAGTTGACAAAGCTGTATGGGCTACATATCGTCAAGCCTTGCGTGATGTAACAGCGCAGAATGGCTTTCCTTGGACAGTAACTTATCCTGAGAAACCATGACAAACGAAGCTGTATCAACAAAAATAGCATCAGCAGCTACTTATGGTGGCTCTAGTGCTGCGGTCATCTTTGGTCTAACAGCTAATGAGTTTGCTGCTATCTCTGGTGTTGTGATTGCTGTATGTGGTTTATTGGTAAACATCTACTTTAAGCATCAACACTTAAAGATTGCAAAAGCATTAGCCAAACCTGACGAGCAAGAAAAATGAGAGAGTGGGCTGAGGCATTTATTGCGGCAGTCCTTCTTCTTTTGACTGTTGCGTGGTGTGTTTACATCATCATTTGGGCTATGTTGTGAAATGGATAGTAGCACTTGTTTTAGTTCTAGCACTTCACTCAACAGGCAAAGACTTATGTAGTGTGCGAGAGTTTTACTCTATTGCTTGGGGAGTACATGACTCAACTGAGAGACATAGACAAATGCTCGAATGGCTTACAAAACATCAACAGTTATGTAAAAGTACCGACTTTATAGTAATTTGGAATAACTTGAGTGAGTGGGCTGGTAATTCTGATTCGCATAATTTGAGAGCATTGGTAATTAGTGGATACAAAGAGGCACTTGGGAGAGAGAAGTGATACAGATACACAAATGGTATCCGTTTGTGTTCCCTAAAGAGTATGACGTTAGGGCGATTGCTGCTGAGACTCGTGCAGAAAGATTAGAGTTTGAATATAAGCAAGCTGTTAAAGCTAATAAGGTAAACGAATCTGTAGATGCTTTTGAACTTGAGTTGTACAACAAAAAAACAAGACAGGCTACGATTGAGTTGGAGATATTTGCCAACAAAAGACACTTTGATAAATTTGTCTAGGAGTTTTAAATGGAAGACGTTAAATCTAAATTGACTTTCTATGTGACCTTTATGGTCAGTTTTACTTTATGTTTATCAGTCTTAGCAATGATGGCTGCTTTTGTTCTTGGTCTATGGGCTAAAGAAGTTGACAATGCCGAGATATTTAAACTGTTAAGCCCTGCCTTTCAAACCATCATTGGTGGCTTTATTGGCTTGTTAGCTGGTGTGAAACTTTCTCACGATGACGATAAAAAGGAATGTAAACGTGGCTAATTTTCTACCTGCTTTTGAGCAAATGATGAAAGACGAAGGTGGTTACGTTCTTCACGATGTTGAGGGTGATACTGGTGGCATGACCTACGCAGGGATTGCTAGAAACAAGAATCCTCAATGGGATGGATGGGCATTGATTGATAGAAAAGACTTTGGTGGTGCTACACCATTGGTTCGTGAGTTTTACAAGCGTGAGTTCTGGGAAAAGATGCGTGGGGACGAGATAGCCTCACAGGAGATTGCCAGTAGCATTTTTAACTTTGGTGTTAACGCTGGTATGTCAATGGCTGTAAAGATTGCTCAAATCGTTGTTAATGCCACTCCTGATGGTGGTATGGGGGCTAAGACCATTGAGTTGCTAAACCAACAAAATGGTGGAGACTTTCGTAAGTCTTACGCTTTAGCCAAGATTGCTAGATACGCTGAAATCTGTAATAAGAACAGAACACAATCTAAGTTCTTGCTTGGATGGATTAACAGAACATTGTCAGGACTGAAATGAACTTACTTAACATTTCCTCAATCATTGACTCTGTAGGTAAGGTAGCAGGGGACTTAATCACAACTGACAAAGAGAAAATGCAGTTCGAGATTGAGAATAGGAAGCTAGACCAAGCTATTGACATAGCCCAGATTCAAGTTAATAAGGAAGAAGCCAAGAGTTCTAGCTTGTTTGTTTCGGGTTGGCGTCCTGCTGTGGGTTGGATTGGTGCTGCTGCCCTTGCTTACCAATTCCTTGCTTATCCCTTGCTTGGATGGGGATGGAAGTGGCTACAGGCTATGAACTACGTCCCTGTTGAAATGTCTCCTCCTCCTCTATTGGATGCCGAGCAGTTATGGGTAATGTTGTCTGGAATTCTTGGTATTGCTGGTATGCGTACATTTGAGAAGCAAAAAGGTGTTGCATCAAAGTGACATAATTTTGTTGTAATGTACTGCCCATGTCTAATATTCCCACACTAGAAGACGCACAACTCTTTGCCCAAAGCGTTAAAAAATGGCAACAGATATTAAATCTGGGTGATTGGAGAATAGAGAAGGGGATAAAACCCGCCAAACAAGCAATGGCATCTGTTGAGTTTAACGATAGTGCTAGGCTTGCTGTTTACAGATTGGGTGACTTTGGTGCTGAGAAGATCACGCCAGATAGCTTAGACAGAACTGCTTTACATGAGTTGCTTCATGTATTCTTGCACGATTTGATGATGGTAGCAACAGACCCCAAGTCCTCAGACGAGGATATTGAAATGCAAGAGCATAGAGTTATCAATCTCTTGGAAAATCTTTTAAAGGATGGCAATGGGTTCACATAACGAAACTTGTACAGATGTTGAGTTTGTCAAAGTATGGGGCAAATACCAATCTGCTTCTAAAGTTGCAGAGCATCTTGGAATTGCAACTAGGGCAGTCTATTTGCGTAGAAGGTGGATTGAAGAACACTATAAATTGAAGCTAGACGCTTGTGACCATCGTGGCGCTAAATATAATGCGTCAAAGCCTAAGTCATTCTCTCCTTTAAAACAGATCAATCTTGGCATAGAGGATGGATGCGTAATAGTCTTCTCTGACGCTCACTTTATTCCTAGTCAACGCTCAACGTCCTTTAAAGGGCTTTTATGGGCTATCCAAGAGTTCAAGCCAAAGGCGGTGATATGTAACGGAGATGCGTTTGATGGTGCGTCTATAAGTCGTTTTGATGCGTCTGATTTGCCACAGACTTCTGTTATCCAAGAGTTAAAGGCTTGTCAGGCAGCGCTTGAGGAGATCGAGGAAACTGCTAAAGCTGAGAGACACAATGTAAAGTTGATATTTACATGGGGAAATCACGATGCTAGGTTTGCAAATAAGTTAGCCCAACACGCACCACAGTTTAAGGATGTTTTAGGATTTAAGCTAACAGACCATATTCCTAATTGGGAATTCTGTTGGGCTTGTTGGCCTACTGAGAACACAATTGTTAAGCATCGTTACAAAGGTGGAATCCATGCCACTCACAACAATACTGTTAACGCTGGTGTCAACATCGTAACTGGACACCTACACTCTCTTAAGGTAACGCCTTTTGATGACTATAACGGCACTCGCTATGGTGTTGATACTGGAACACTAGCAGAGACTGATGGCCCACAGTTTACCTACGGAGAGCTAAACCCTAGCAACCACAGATCAGGGTTTGCTGTTCTTAACTTCTTTAATGGAAAGTTATTGTGGCCTGAACTCGTGCATAAGTTTGATGAGGATATGGTTGAGTTCCGTGGTGAAGTTATAGATGTAGGTGAATTTTGAGTGCTTGGCTAATCATTCTCACAGGGGCAATCTATGCCTACATAGCTGGCGAACAACTATGGAAAGATAACCCACACATGGCGATGGTGTACGCAGGGTACGCCTTTTCAAATGTGGGTCTTTACTTACTCGCCAAGTGACTTAACGAACAATCCGTTTGGCAATAGTGTGCCTTTCCGATTCTTAATCTGATCGTATGCAACTTCCATACAGTCTACCAGATTGAGGTCTTGCAAAGCGCAGTAATTAACAAGGCAGACCATGACATCACCAACAGCGTCCACAATAGCTTCCTTGTCTTTCTTAATGGTTGCATCTGCTAGTTCTCCCATTTCTGACATTGCTTTTAGAAGTTGAACTTCTGGTGTGCTGTTAGGAATAATTTTCCTAGCTTCAGACCATTGAATGATTTTTATTTCTACATTTGCGTAACTCATTTGATTGCTTTCATTAAACGTTGTTTCTTTCCAGAGCGTCCTTCTTTAGTCCCTGTAATCTCAATAAAGCCTTTGTCTAGCAAAGCACGATAGCGAGGGGTTATTGATGAGTAGCGATGCTCTGGCAATGCTTCTAGTACTTCATCTGAAATACACCCATCAGGAAAGCCTTTAATAGCCTCGTAGACGATTTGTTCTAGCTTGGTGCTATCAACTGCTTGCGCTGCTTCATGGCTCGTTACAGGGTCTTCTTTTCTTGCCAGTTTAAATGCTGGTGTTCCAAAGAATTTGTCCATTGACTTCTTCATGTTGCCAAAAATATCATCCATTATTTTCTCCTTGAGGCGGGGTACTAACGTTCGTCCGACATTGCTGTCCGCTTTCCCCCTATTAACTTAAAATGGCAAATCAGAATCGTCAAACTGTTCTTGCTTAACCTTTTTCTTAGGTTGCAAAGAAGCGTCTGCGTTCTTGTTCTTGACAGACAAAGACATAAATTTGTTTCCGTCCTTGCTGACCTTAATCCAAGCAGATAGCCAGTAGTCTGTACCATCTACATTGATAGACCCTTTGTAATCAGGAAACTTAGCATCGTCTTTACGATCGTTCTTGAAAAGGCTACCTCGATTGTTGTTGTCGTATTCCATTATTCTTTCGCTTTCTTAATTGCTGCTCTTACTTTGCTTGGCAGTAGTCCCCACAAAGCTACCTTTTGGTCTGCTTCTAGGTTTTCTGCTTCCATTTTCTCAAGTCCTTGTTTTCCATCAAGGGCCATGAGTTCCATTGCTAACTCCCTGAGATATTCCATCTCCTCTGGTGGTAGCGTATCTGCTATGCCTTGTGTAGGCGTAATGATGACCTTTTCTTCCTTGAGTGGAGCAGAAGAATCCAGAGCATCATGCTCAACAATCTCCATTGCTGTCATCCAGAGATACCTACGCTGATATGTCTCTACAGCACCAAGATTCTGGATAGCGTGTGCGCCCTTTAGATTGGCTTCTACCATTGGCGAACTGATAGTAATGAAAGTGCCATCATCTACGTCTGTGATGGTCAGGTCTGCATAGTCTTTAGTGTATGAGATGACTCCGCACAAACCTTGACTATGAAAAATCTCATTGATCTGGGGTAGAAAGTCGCCCAGTTCAAAATATTGGTAGCCCGCGAACTTATTGTGTCCTGACTTTTTTAACGACATAGATTGCAAAGCCATCCGAGCGTTCATTAACTTCTTATGTACCATTTCATTATTCCTTTAAATAATCTTCAATCATTGCTTCTTTGTCTTCCTCGTATAAATCCTCAAAAGGTACGAAGTGGTTTTCTCCACAGCATGAGCCGTAGGTCTTAGGGTTTGTGCAGTAGCAGCAGTAAGTGCCATGCGATAAATCCTTGATAGCGTCTGCTCTGCTAATCATTGGATTCTCTGCACTTGTTTAGCTACAAGCCATTTATCACCTAGTCTGCGTACAGACTTCACCCATTGCTTTTGGTAGGCTCTAATGACCTCTGGAGGGGCTTGGTAGGTGCTGAATATCTTACGGACATGGATTAAGAATCGTGTGTTCATTTCAACTCCACAAGTTCAAGCACTAAACCTTCTTCGTTAGGGTCGCCACCATAACTAAGAACACCATATTTTTTGTTTTTAAGTTTGACAACAAGAGGAACATCTGGATTGCAGAAATCATCTTTATCTGGTGCGTTGTCATACTTGACCATGCTGTCAGCCATTGCTTTACAGACTTGACGCGTTGTGAATGGTAGTAAAAATGCCATGTTTACGCTCTCCATGCCAATAACACACCCCAACCGCCAAAGATGACGATTGCCAATGTCCACTCAACTAGAGTTTGAATAATCTTGCTTTTCATTTGGTTCTCCTTAGATGGGGGACTAAGCCCCCTATTGATTTATTACTCGACTCTACCATCAGCGTAAACAACAACATTCTTGCCACTAGGCAAATGAACATTGCAAGAAACTGCATTAACTTCAGCTTTGAGGTAACGAATTACAGAGGCGATAACTTGAGAATCTGTCATTTCTGACTCCTTAAAAAGACCCTTGCGAATTGCTTGGGCTGATGGTGATTGTATAGTTTTCTGAACGATACTCAACAAGTTTTTGTAGGTGTTTACCCTAAAAACAACAAATATTTTCTTTGCTATACTGTTTAGATGGATAAACAAACTGCTATCAAACTAGCTGGCTCACAAAGTGAGCTTGCTCGTATCTTTGACATACATAGAACGGCTGTTTTTCAATGGAAGACAATCCCTCCTCTACGACTTTACCAAATTAAAGAACTTAGGCCAGAGTGGTTTAAATGAAAAGGCTCTACCACTACTTCACTTACAAATCTATGATGATGCAACATTTGGGATTTGCAGCAGAGAATGTGTCAATGAACGATTCTTTGTTTCACTTGATTTTCTACCATTGGTACAAAGATAAAGCGCAACACCACTATTTTT